TTTAATGCCGACCTAATAGTTAACAGGGCCAGTATTCAACACTTAGGCGCCGCAAGCCCCGAAGTAGCCAACGACTTGGCAAGCCAGGCTAAGTACCTAATTCAAAATGTAAGCATTACTAACAGCCTGTTACACAACGACGCAAGCGCGCTTACCTTGGCAAACTACCTGTTAGTTGGCGAACCCGAAGCAACGTTTAACGCCGTGCAAACCGATTATTTAATGCTTACAACAGCACAAAAAGAAACCTTGGCGTTAGTCGACATTGGCGACACAATAACGATAACTAACACAATTACAGGCGGCGAAGTAGCCCAAGAACTTTCAGTAGAGGGCGTAGAAATATCGGTAAACGTAAACAACGGGCATAGGGTTACGTTTTATACGGCGGCTACGGTCATTGTGTACCAGTTCATTTTAGACGACCCAATTTACGGTAAGTTAGATATACAAGACCCACAACCCGTTTTAGCGTAAAGTAGGACATATGGCAGCATATTGGACAGCGTTCGTAAGTGGCGAAGTATTGACCGCCGCGCAATTAAACGGCGTTGTAGACAACTTTGCAGACATAGCAATATTTAACGAAACTCAATCGTCAGGCACAGAAGGCGGCACTTTCACGTCAGGTTCATTTGTTAAACGAACCTTAAATACAACTGTTGTAAACAACATTACTGGTTGCAGTCTTGCGTCATCTGTAATTACTTTGACCGCTGGAACATACTATTTTACGGGTAGAGCCCCAGCGTTTAACGTGCAGGGAAACCAAACCCGAATACAAAATACAACGGCTGGAACAACTACACAACTTGGCGCAACCCAATACGTTTCATCAAATAACACGTGCCTAAATTTAGTTGAAGGCGTAGTAACAATTACAGGTTCTACTAACTTTGAATTGCAACACCGTTGTTCTTTAACTGTTGCAACTAATGGTTTTGGCGCGGCACAAAGTTTCGGTAGTGAAATATACTCACAACTTTTAATAAGGCGGATTGCGTAATGACTCAACCAACCAACGGAACAAACATTGGTAACGCCGTTCACGAACTAGCACCAAATACCACTTGGCGGCTTAATGAACCAGGCAACATTGAAAACCTTGAATGGATGGATGACCCGGCATTACGCCCTACTAATGCAGCAATAGAAGCGAAGGCGGCAGAACTTGACGCAGACCCGAATTACCCGCCACCACCTAATTTTTAGTTTTGTGCTTGCGTTTGGCTTAACCGCTTGCGAAACTACACGAACAAACGCGCCAATAAAAATAAAAAACAGCGCGCTAACACGTTGCAGCACTATTACACAATGCGAAAGGGTAGTTAATGACTAAGCAACCTGCAGAAATAGAACACTTACACGCGCGAATGATAGTTTTTGTTGGTTGCACTATTGCCGTAACGTTTGCGCTAACCGTTATAGGTTTTGTTTATGGCCTATTGTTCGTTACTCAACCATTAGAACAGTCACCAAACGACGCCCAATTTATCGACTTGCTATCTACCCTTACCGTGTTTATGACAGGCACACTAAGCGGCCTTGTGGCAGCCAACGGCCTTAAACGAAAACCTGCAGACCCAACTAATGGCACCCCAACCCCCTAAAAAAGTAGTGGCAGCACAACTGCCTAAACCCGTGTTAGTGCCGGCTGTAAAAAAACTAGTATTACCTGCCACGTTAGGGCACATAACCCCAGGCGAATTACCCGCCAATATGCTTGTAGATATAAAGCCGTTCGGTAAGTTGCACCCGCGCGCCGCTAATGCATACAACGCAATAAGAACCGCCGCGTTCGCTGCAGGTATCAAACAATTCAAACCAATATCGCAAGGCGATACGTACAGGTCATTAGCGCAACAAACCGCAGGGTTTCAACAGCGTTACACGCTGCAACCTATCGAGGGCGCTAGCACCCGAACATGGCAAGGCAAAAAGTATTACCTACGCCCAGGCAACGCGCCACTAGCTGCACCGGGTAGCAGCCGCCACAACTTAGGTTTAGCCGTTGACTACGCAAACATGGCGGGCGAAACGTGGGCGTTTATGTGCGAACACGGCCCCGCTTACGGCTGGTCATTAGAGGTCATGCCCGCCGAACCGTGGCATTGGTTTTATTACCCAGGCGACAAAGTGCCCGAACCTGTAACCCTTTATCTACAAAGCCTGCAGCCAGTATCACCACCTAACGCTTAGGCGTCTACTACGGTTTTAAGACCGACGAAAAAAGGGGTATTGCATGAACTTTCTAATAGCCAAAATTTTTACGGCTGTCACTATAAGCCTTTCAGGGTTTGCGTTCGCCTACGACGCTTACAACGCGCCTAGCGCCCTGCCTGTAACGCCCCCCGTTACGGTCAGTTTGGCGCCTATTGTTGCGTCAACTACAACTACGACGGTTATACCGTTAACAGACTGCCAATATGCGTTACAACTAGCCCAACAAGCGGGCTGGCCACTAACCGAAATGGGTACGGTTGCCCGCATTATTTACCGTGAAAGCGGTTGCAAAACAAATGCCTATAACGCTAAAGATACGGCAGGCGGCAGCTACGGCTTGTACCAAATTAACGGCTACTGGTGCAGACCTAACAAATATTGGCCTATTGGTTGGCTACAAGCCCAAGGGTTATTAAAAACGTGCGAACAACTATTTGACCCTGTGATTAACACAAAGTCCGCACTAGCCATATGGCATAATTCAGGGTACGGCCCATGGGCGTTGCCTAACCCATGACCGAACACCCGATACCCGACCCAGGCCTAACAGAAAGAACCCGACAGATGTACACCGAAAAATACGCAGCAACCTTTAAAAGTTTTGTAGACGAAGTATTTTTAAATAAGCCTTATCAACTTGTAGCGCCTAAGCCCGTAGACCATAGTATTTTGCTAGACGAACTGGCAATATTGCGCGAAAAGTATTTATCCGGTACACCAAGCGACGAACACAAATTCGCTGGCGCAGTAATCACCGCAGCCATGGCCGTAATTATCGGCATATGAAATGCAAACTATGTGGCCAAATACTTAAAGAAACACCGCACAAAACTAACCCAACCAAAAAGTTATACAGCCACAAAGATTTAAAAGCCTGCACCAAACGCAAACCACTAAAGGCCCCGACACCATGGCACAACTAAACGAACGAGTAACAATCCGTTTAACCGGGCAAGACCGCTTAGAACTAAACCGTTTGTATCGAGAACTAGAAAGCCAAACAAAACAACTAGGCGCCCGCGACACGTTCACCCACGGCTACACCCCTAAAGCGTCGTTTACTGGTTTAGTAGCCGAATACGCGTTCGCTAAATGGTTTGGCGTTGACTTTACAATAAAGCCCTACGACCCTACAAACGACGACGTACTGGGCTACCAAATTAAAGCAACGGAACGATACAACGGTTGCCTAATTAAACAGCCGCATAACCCCGCAGGCATATACATTTTGGGCATAGTTTTAAACGATTACACAGAGGTCAGTTTTAGAGGTTGGAAAGACAGCACCGAAATTCAACGCGCCTGTTACTGGCGGGCAGATGTACCCAAACCTGGCTATTTCGTGCCACAAGCTGCACTATGGGCGTTATCAGACCTACCCGAAACCAACGAACTACAAACCCACCGCACAACAGGCGTGTGGTAACGTGCCAAACAAGTAAACCCGACTAACAGAAAGATAACCCGACATGGCTTTTAACCTTGACAATTACGTAGACGTACCAACACGACTAGCGGAAGCATTAAAGCGCTGGCCCGATTTACGCATACAAGAAACCGACAACCAAGTAATAACAATGCCCGACGGAAGCACGTTTATACGTTGCACCGTAACCGTGTGGCGCGACATAGCAGACCCAATACCAGTAGTAGCGTCTGCAGCGGAACCGTTCCCAGGTAACACGCCCTACACAAAACGAAGCGAATACATGGTAGGTATGACATCGGCTTTAGGGCGCGCACTTGGCTATATGGGTTGCGGCGTGTCTAAGTCAATAGCAAGCCGTAACGAAGTCGAAGCCCGATTAGACGGCCACGAAGCCACCATAACGCCTATGCGTACACCTACAAGCGGCGGAGTACATGCCAGCCCTAAGCAACTTTACATGATTAAAGCGCTTGCTAAAGGTAGAGGGTTGGACGACTTAGCAACACTTGAAGCCATGCAACTATTGTTAAATGCCGACGACGTGATACTAGAAACGTTGACAATGGCCCAGGCGTCTAAAGTTATTGAAGCGTGGAAACAATGAGTAGGTACAACA